TGAATTACTTTAAATATAAAACACTTGCATACTACGCACATTATGAGACAGAGAAGTCAGATCTTTTACCGGTTATTCCGAATTTAGATCATGATCATCCTGGCGTCATTTTTGGTGGTTTTGTGAGTCAATTTATAAAATTAATGCAAAAACGAAATCCTAGATTATTTTCAAGTTTTATCGTGGCGATTAACAATTCAAAGATGGGTCTTCCAAGACCTACGACCGAAATGATTATTGCTGCTGAAGATAAATGTGTGAACCACCTTACCGACGTAAAACATCTTTCTGTGAAATTACCAGAAGATAAGGTTTTGAAGCAGGTTGGTTTATTTGGGGAGGATCTAGGGCGTGTAGTAATTCTTAATAAGGATAACTTGATGAAACAACTTAAACGAACAGTTGATGAGATGTTTGATAAGGTAGTTTATACTGAAGAAATTCAATATGAACCGTTTTATCCATCAACATCAGCTAATTACAATAAATCAAGAGGCAAAGCGGGTGCAGTTGGTGAAGTTTATGAACAATGTGTCAAAAACGGGACAGCTGAACACCTAGGCAATCGAGACGCTCCTTTAATAGGTATCGAGGTTGTAGAAGCTATGTTGTCATTAGAGCAATCTATGCAATATGGTGATGCTGGAATAAAAGATCAAGTTAAATTGGATGAAGATAATAGAATAGAAACTAGTAGTCCTGCCTTACAATATGACGACAAACTCTTGCACGAAAAGTGGAGAATTCTGTACGATCGTATTTATAATAAAGCTGAAACTGAAGAACCGATTGTTAAAGCAGTAGGTTTAGCAGAAGCTTGCAAAGTCCGAGTTATCTCGAAAGGACCAGCAATGCTATATACCGCACTCAAACCATTACAAAAATTCATGTGGTCAAATTTGAAAAACAATAGTGTTTTTTGTTTGATCGGAACTCCCGTTCTTGAAGAACATATAGATAAACTATTCGGAGAAATGCATGATATTGATATGATCGTCAATGGCGATTATAAAGCTTCAACAGATAACCTACACAGTTGGGTTTCTAATTATCTTGCGGAATGTTTTGTCGATAAGATCAACAAAAATGGAGAAGAATCTGGTTTACCGTTTTTCTTCATTGATCAGATACATAGACAAATGCTAATTCGATCACTTACGGGTCACATCTTTGAGATGAGGGATGGCTCTTTCAAACCACAAACAGAAGGACAATTAATGGGTTCAATAACCTCATTTCCTTTTCTATGTTTGGCCAATGCAGCTATGTGTCGTTGGGCTTTGGAACTATCTAATGATATTCCTTATCGTGTTCGAGATCGACCTTTAGAGTCAGTACGCACAATGATCGCACCATTAAAAGTTAATGGTGATGATTGAACAATGAAAGGAAAAAGATCAAACATAAGATCTTTGTGGGAAGATATTACATCCTTCGGTGGATTAACATCTTCTCAGGGAAAAACCCTTTTCTCCCTTCCTCATAAACCAATATGCGTGATCAATTCGCAAACTTACGACTATGATCCTTTGACAATGTCTTGGAAGAATAGAAAGTACGTCAATCTCGGAATTTTGCTTGGTAAAGCACGTTCTGTAGTTGCAGGTACAGCTAGTAAGGATAAGATCCCATATAGTGAATTGGGTGCACTTCATCGTGAACTTCATCGCTCAACAGATTCTGAAATCTGGGGTGAAGTTTCCAAGCGATTTATTTTTTATAATTTAGAAACACTTAAGCAATGTCCTCATATACCATGGGATGCCCCCGAATATCTCGGCGGACCTGGTCTAGTTCCTCTGAACTTAGAAATGAGTTATCGTGACAGAGCCTGTGCTTCATATATAATAAGTAAGACAAATTCAAAAAAGAAATACGAGAC